GTATGATATAGTATGGTTCTATGTCGCTTATTATTGATTCAAAATATCTAAAGTTAATTTCTTACCGTTTAAGAAACTTTAAACAAAAGAAAGATTATCTCTGGAACTTCTCATGCCCATTCTGTGGTGATTCTAAAAAGAAAATCACCAAAGCTCGTGGGTATGTGTTCCAAAAAGATAACAACCTATTCTTTGGTTGCCACAATTGTGGGCATGGTACCAACATTGGCAATCTTATCAATCAAATTGATCCATCACTTCAAAAAGAATATATCATGGAAAGATATAAGTTTGGTGAAATGAAATCATCTAATTATAAAGAACCACGATTTGATGTGCCTACACCAAGGTTTGACAAACTAGAAAAACAAAAAGTATTTGACCATGCAGAATTTTGTGATAAACTTCCACAAGGCCATTTCTGTTTAACCTATTTACAGAAACGAAAGATTCCTGTCCAACATTATGGCCGTCTATTATTTACTTCTCACTATAAACAATTCATAGATGTTTTAATTCCTAATCATGGTCACCAATTAGTTGATGATGCTCGTTTAGTTATACCATACTATGATGAATATAATAATCTGATTGCGGTGTCAGGCCGTGCATTGGAGAATAGTGATAAAACATTAAGATACATAACATTAAGAACCAATGATTCTGATAAGAAGTTGGTCTATGGTATGGATCGTGTGGACTTATCAAAACCAGTTAAGATTGTAGAAGGCCCCCTTGATAGTTTGTTCTTGGATAATTGTCTTGCTTCAGGTGATGCTAACTTAACATCTGTTGCTAAAAGCATCAATGCACCCAAGAAAATACTTATGTTTGATAACGAACCTCGTAATAAAGAAATTGTGAAGATGATGCAGGATGCAATCAAATCACAACACGATGTCGTTATTTGGCCAAACACTCTTTCTGGTAGTAAAGATATAAATGAAATATTTTTATCAGGAATTACCTTGGATGAGATTGAAAGTATTATAAGTAGAAGCACCTTCTCTGGTTTAGAAGCACAAACAAACTTCGTATTTTGGAAGAAAATATAACACACATAACCCGTTACACCTTGCGTTTAATTTTTCAGTAATTTTATTAATAATTTGGAGTATTTGAATGACTAATATCGTTCACGATATAAAGATAGACTATTCTCGTGATTCTCTTTTTGATGAACTTGGCCTTAAAAGACTTAAAGAATCATATATGCGTGAAGATGAGCAGTCACCTCAGGAGAGATTTGCATATGTATCAAAAACTTTTGGATCTAATCAGGAACATTCACAACGGCTTTATGATTACGCTAGTAGGCATTGGCTTTCTTATTCTACTCCTATCCTTTCTTTCGGTCGTAGTAAGCGTGGTCTCCCTATTTCTTGTTTCTTACCTTATCTGGACGATTCAGCAGAAGGTCTTGTTGAAACGCTGTCAGAAGTAAATTGGTTGTCAATGTTGGGAGGTGGTGTTGGAATTGGTATTGGTATTCGTTCTACTGATGATAAGTCTGTTGGTGTTATGCCTCATCTCCGCACTTACGATGCTTCTTCTTTGGCTTATCGCCAAGGTCGCACTCGTAGGGGTTCTTATGCTGCTTACTTGGATATTTCTCATCCTGATATTATGATGTTCCTTGAAATGAGGAAACCAACTGGCGACCAGAATATGCGTTGCTTAAATCTCCATCATGGTATTAATATCACCGATGATTTCATGCACATCATTGAAAAGTGTATGATTGACCCAAATGCTAATGATGATTGGGAATTAAAAGACCCACATAATGGCGAAGTAAGAGAAGTGGTGTCAGCAAAAGCTTTATGGCAATCCATCCTTGAAATGCGTATGCAAACAGGTGAACCATATATTCACTATATTGATACAAGTAATGAAGCCATGCCTCAATGGCAAAAAGATTTAGGTCTCAAGATTCGCCAGAGTAACCTTTGTTCTGAAATTATTTTACCAACAAATGGTGAAAGAACAGCTGTATGTTGTTTATCTTCACTCAACTTGGAATATTATGATGATTGGAAAGAAAACAAAATATTTTTAAAAGATGTTGCAGAGATGCTTGATAATGTCCTACAACATTTTATTGATAATGCACCAAAACAAATTAAAAGAGCCAAATACTCTGCTATGCGTGAAAGAAGTATTGGTATTGGTGCTCTAGGATTTCATGCGTATCTACAAAAGAATAATTTACCATGGGAAAATCCAATGACCGTTGGTCGCAATAAGGCCATGTTTAATAATATTAGGAGTAAATTAAATGAAGCCAATCAAGAATTGGGTAAAGAGCGTGGCGAAGCACCTGACGCCAAAGGTACGGGTAACCGTTTTAGCCATCTTATGGCTATTGCTCCTAACGCTTCTAGCAGTATCATTATGGGAAACACCAGTCCAAGTATAGAACCATATCGTGCCAATGCTTATCGTCAAGATACATTGAGCGGGTCTTTCTTAAATAAGAATCGTTATTTGGATGATATCATTAAAAAGAAATGTGAAGAAGATCCAAAATTAGATTATAATGAAGTTTGGTCTTCAATTATTGCGAATGATGGTTCAGCACAACATTTGGATATACTTGATGACTGGCAAAAAGATGTATTCAAGACCGCTATGGAAATTGACCAACGTTGGGTTATTCAACATGCAGCTGACCGCCAAGAATATATTGACCAAGCACAAAGTTTAAATGTATTCTTTAGACCAGATGTAAATGTAAAATATCTTCACGCAATTCATTTCTTGGCATGGAAACAAGGGTTAAAAACATTGTATTACTGCCGTTCTGAAAAGATTGGTAAGGCTGATAAAGTAGCAAAGAAGATTGAAAGACAAGTAATGCAAGAAATTGACTTAAAACAAATAGCAACAGAAGAATCTGTTTGCATCGCATGTGAAGGATAGAAATGACCAAGAAATACGATTATAGAGTTACAGACGAAAGAACCAGTTTTAAACCATTCAACTATCCTTGGGCTTATAACGCATGGTTAGCTCATGAACAATCTCATTGGCTACATACGGAAGTCCCAATGGCTGAAGATGTAAAAGATTGGAAGAATAAACTATCGCCATCACAGAAACAATTTCTAACACACATCTTTCGTTTCTTTACACAAGGCGATATCGATGTTGCAGGTGGTTATGTAAAGAATTATCTACCGTATTTTCCACAACCAGAAGTGAGAATGATGTTGTTAGGGTTTGCAGCTCGTGAAGCACTTCATGTTGCAGCTTATTCACATCTCATTGAAACATTGGGTTTACCAGATACAACTTATAATCAATTTTTAGATTATCAACAGATGAAGGATAAACACGATTATGTTACGGATATTAGCTCAAAGAACGGTGACCTTGCGTCAACTGCAAGGCATATCGCCGTATTCTCTGCTTTTACGGAGGGCATGCAGCTTTTTAGTAGTTTTATTATGCTCCTTAATTTTCCTCGTCATGGTATGATGAAAGGTATGGGTCAGATTGTAACATGGTCAATCGTTGATGAAACTCAACATTGTGAATCTATGATTAAATTATTCAGAACCTACATAGAAGAAAATAAAGAAATTTGGAACGATGAATTAAAAGGCCAAATCTATACCATCGCAGAAAAGATGGTTGAATTAGAGGACAGGTTTGTTGATTTAGCTTTTGAAATGGGTGATATGCCAGATTTAACCGCTAATGATGTAAAACAATACATCCGATACATTTGCGATAGACGCCTGATTTCACTTGGAATGAAAGGTGTTTATAAAGTGAAAAAGAATCCATTACCATGGGTTGAAGAAATGATTAACGCACCAACACACACAAACTTTTTTGAGAACCGTGCTACTGATTACGCCAAAGGCGCACTATCAGGTGATTGGGAAAATGTTTGGGGTGCAGCTGCATAACTAGGAAAAACATGAAGAAATTATTACTATTACTTTTATTACCATTAACATCACTGGCAAATCCAATTGATGATAAATGTCCACAATTTACACCTTATGGTGCACCAGTATCAAAGGCCGCCAATGTTCAATACATGTGTAAAAAGAACTATGCTCTACAATACAATTACAATACAAAAACAGCTGTATATGTATTAGAACATCTTACTAAAGAATCAATTACAGGCCCAGCAAAACGCAAGGACGATTTTCGTCCTGATCCAGAAGTTCCTGTGCAACATCAAAGTCATTTAGCTGATTATGCTGGTAAACCATATGACCGTGGTCATTTAAGTCCTGGTGCTGATAACACACAAAACGATGAAATCATGTCAGAATCATTCTTTCTAACGAATATGATTCCACAGGTACCAAACAACAATCGTGGTATCTGGAAGCAATTAGAAACCAAGGTGCGTGATTATGTATTGAAAAACAATGATGTTTATGTGGTATCTGGACCAGTCTATGAAAAAGGATATGCAGTCATTGGTAACAATGTTGGTATTCCCACAAAGGTGTATAAAGTGATTGTTGATGTAAAGAATCAAAAATCAGCAGCTTACATATTTCCAAATACACCACTACCTGTTGCAGATTTAGAAAAATATAAATTATCCATAACAGAGGCTGAAAAGATTATTAACATCAATTTCAATCCAAAACTTAACGATTCATTAGAGAGTAAAAACAATTGGTCACATTAGAACAAGGTGCTGTTAATAAAATTAAAAGTTTATTAGCTGAAGAAGATAATCAGGAACTTAAATTAAGGTTATTTGTTTCTGGTGGCGGTTGCTCTGGTTTTCAATATGGTTTTACTTTTGATGAAACTCAAAACGAAGATGATTTTGCAGTAGAAAAAGATGGTGTCACTTTACTTATAGATGCTATGAGTATGCAATATCTTAATGATTCTACCATAAATTACACTAAATCGTTAATGGGTGAACAATTTGAAATTAAGAATCCAAACGCCACAAGTAAATGTGGTTGTGGTTCATCATTTGCAGCCTAGGAGAAAATCATGGCATATTCAGAAAAGGTATTAGACCATTATGAAAACCCAAGAAATGTGGGTTCTTTTCCTAAAGACGAACCAGATGTTGGCACAGGTATGGTTGGCGCACCGGCCTGTGGTGATGTGATGAAATTACAAATCAGAGTGGAAAATGGTATCATTACAGATGCTAAATTTAAGACCTATGGTTGCGGCTCAGCCATAGCCTCATCAAGTTTAGTTACAGAAATTCTTAAAGGTAAAACCTTACAAGAAGCATCCACTATTAAAAATTCAGCGATTGCTGAAGAACTAGCACTACCACCAGTAAAGATACATTGTTCAGTCCTTGCTGAAGATGCTATCAAAGCTGCAATCAAAGATTACGAACTTAAATGTTCGTGTAAATAATTTAACAAAATATCCTATGGCAAATAAACCTTACTCATGTGAATGTGGGTCTAAATATGTAATACAGTATGACAAAGAGATGAATGAAACTGATCCTCTCTATTGTCCATTCTGTGGTGAATACATGATAGACGAACTTGGTGAAATTAAAAATTCATTTAATGAGGAAGACGGATACGAAGATTGAAATGGATATATCATAATAGAGAATTTACGGGTGAAGAAATTGGTGAGTATTTTGGTATGGTATATCTTATCACCAATGTTAGAACAGGCCGTAAATATGTAGGTAAGAAGTTTTTTACTAAAGCTGCAAGACGCCAAGTAAAAGGTAAGTCAAAGAAAGTCCGAATTGAATCCGATTGGGAAAAATACTTCGGTTCAAATAAAGTGATACAGGAAGAAGTAAAGTCGCTCGGAGAAGATGTGTTTAAGAGAGAAATATTACACCTCTGTAAATCACGCTCAGAATGTTCTTATTGGGAAACTTGGGAGATATTTAATCGGGACGCTTTGAGAACTGACGATTACTACAATGATTGGGTTTCATGTCGTATTAGGAAAGCTCATTTGTTATCAAACCGGACACCAGCTATGTATAAAACAAAGATGCGCCGGCCAACACATTTCCGCTAAATAAATACTATTATTGCCTAATATGCAAAAAGATTTAGAAGCCGATATAATCAGGCACCTTCGGTCATGGCATCCAGTTGTCCGTGAATATTGGTGGATTAAGTTTTCCAACTATAAAGGAAACATACTCATATTTGTTGGATCCACACTTAC